CACGCAGTCCGTGGCTCCGGTGACGGTGGCGCCGCAATCGATGTCGCTGTCCGCCGTCACCGTGTCGGTGATGTGCATGCTGCCGTTGACGGTCACGTCCGCATTGATGGTCAATCCGCCGGGCGCAGTCACTGCGGCGGTGCCACCGGCAGGCAGCGTGGCCACCAGCGCGTGGGCTGCATCGTCGTATTCAACGATGGCGCCATCCTTGAACTGCAGGTGATGCTTGTTGGCTTGGTTGCCTGGCGCCGCGAACTGCTCGGAATACAGGCTGCCCACGGCCACGCCGCCGGACAGTTCGCCATCAACCGATACCAGCAGCACCTGTTCCCCAAGGCTGGGCGCGGCCCACACGATGCGGCCGCCCGCACACGGCACAAGCCACGGCAGCCAATCGGTGAGGATGTCGCCGCTTTGCACGCGCACGCGCGCCGCTGGTAGGTCCACCTCGGCGATGGTGCCGAAGCGGATCAGGTTGGAGGCATTGCGTGCGGTGGTTTCGGACATGCGGCCAGCATGGGCTACCGGCACTTCGTGCTGAATTGGGTGGCGCTGTAAATCTGCTTGTTACTTGTTATTCCAGCGCGCTTATCCCGCATATTCTGCGATCACTTTCAGCGTTACCACGCAAGTTGCAATAACTGTGGTTGTCCCTCTTTTCCTTATGTCCAAACGAATCTGCGCGGTTGCACTGCCATCAGTTGCTTGAATAAGCCTCCACTGGCGCAGTGTTGATAGTCGAAGCCATGACCCAAATGTGCCATCAACCGCGTGGCTGGAGAGCTTCTCCGCCATGACTTCATAGTCCCCCGCCTTATCTTCCGAAAGCGGGCGCATCCATACTCCCGGAATGTCAGGAGGGGAGGCGGTGCCTATTCGCTGATTTGCCGATCCATCGGCATTCAACATTATTCCGGCTTCGGCATAACCGACGCCAGTGCCGGTTATAGTAATGTTTTGTAGTTTTATGGTTATGTAGTTCGCAGTACCCTTCTTTGCAAATTGGGTGTTCAGATCTCCGCGCCCAGCGATCGTGAGTCCGGTGGCTGCAGCCTTCTGCCCATAGACCAGCGGCGCATATCGTTGATTCAGGTCAGTGCTGCCTACCTTGTAGCCCGTGGCAGCTGGTTTCGTGCCTTCCACGTAGGGGTCAAAATGATCATCAAGATCAACTGTGCCCGTCTTGATCCCACTTGCCATGATCAGCCGCCCCTCGCTTCGAGGGCGGCAATCCTCTGCGCCATATCACGCCCTTGCATCCGTTCATGCTGCAGGATCAGCAGAAGCAGCGACACCAATTGGCCATAATCGATGCCTTCTTCCGTGACGGCCCACGGGAAGATCGCAGCTACGTCTTCGCGGATCAGGCCGGCCACTTCCTTGTCCGGCGCCGCCTTGTAGCGGAAGGTCACCGGCTGGAACAGGTCAATGATGTCTGGTTGCACGTCCAGGGCACGGATGTCGAACTTCAGTTTGCGCGATGATGAAACGGTGAAACCGGTTGCGGTCTGCACGCCGGTGAAGGTGTTGGCTCCTTTCCCTGCAGCCCCGATTTCCGCCAGCGTCCATGCGACAGCTGCGCTACCGTTCACCGATTTAGCCGTGCTGCCGATGGTTATGTTTCTGGCCGTCCCCCAACTGGCGGTGGTGATGTTGGCACTGCCATCGAAACTGGTCCCGTTGATGGAGCGTGCCGTGGCCAAAGTGGTAGCCGTACCGGCATTGCCGGGTACGCTGGTGGGCAACGCCGGCAGGGTCAGCGTGTAGGTGGCTGCGGCGACTACGCGGCCTTTCGCATCCACTGTCACCTTGGGCACGGCAATGCTCCCGCCGAACGCTATGGTGGCATCTGCACTCTCCCCATAGCTGCCGGCGGTGACGCCGCTGGCCGCCAAGGTATTCACGGTCCCGCCGGCCGCACTGGTTACGTCGCCGGTGTAGGCCGGCATGCGCGCCGCGGCAAACGTACCGCTGGTGATGTCGCCGGCGGCATGCAAGTGGGATATTGCCGCGGCCCCGATTTCCTCCAACGTCCACCCTGCATTGGCCGAGCCGTCGAAGGACTTCCCGGTTGCACCGATGGTCAACGTGCGTGCGGTGGCCAGCTTGGTGGCAGTACCGGCATTGCCGGGTACGCTGGTGGGCGCCGCCGGTAGGGTCAGGGTGTAGGTTTCGGCGCCGGTCACGCGGCCTTTCCCGTCCACCGTGACCTTGGGTACCGCGATGGTGCCGCCGAAGGCGATGGTTGCATTCGCGCTGGCGCCGTAGCTGCCTGCGATGACGCCGCTGGCTGCCAAGGTGTTCACGGTACCGCCGGCGGCGCTGGTCACGTCGCCGGTGTAGGCCGGCATGCGCGCCGCGGCAAACGTACCGCTGGTGATGTCGCCGGCGGCATGCTTGTGGCCGGCCGCGGCAAAGGCGTCGCTGGACGCCAGGGCCGCAGAGCCGAGGCCCAGCGTCTCGCGCTGCGCTTCTGCGTCTGGATCGTCCAACAGCGCTCGCCCGGCCGCCGTAAGCGTTGCCAGCGTCATGGTGGTGGCGCCATTGAAGTAAGGCAGCCGCCCTGCTGCAGGGGTGACGCCGGACAGCGCGGTCAGTGCGGCATTCAGCGGTTGCGCATCGGAGATGCCGTAGCCGCTGATGGTCGTTGGCTTGCCGGTAGTGTTCTCCCACGCCTGGTAAAAGGCGCCGTGTTCACCGTCCAGCAGATCGGCATCGAGGGTGCCGCCGGGGCCTTCGTCCTTCAGTGCCGCAGACTTGATGGCCAGCGCCGCACGCAATGCCGCGGCCGTGGTCAGTGCCAGCAGGGATTTCATGAAAGTGCTGGGCGCGGCCGCGCCCAGGCGCTGGTCCAACGTGTGTTTCACGCCCTTGGGTGTGGCGGCGCGCGTGCCATCGGTGCCCGTAGCGGTTTCCTCCGGGGTGGCAAGCTCCACCACGCCCTGCACGGTTTCCGTGGCGGGTGGATTCCAGAAGTCGGTATTCCCCATCGTGATGCTGGTCGCGGCGATGTCGGCGAATACGGTGTCGGCGGACAGCAGCAGGGTGGACTGTGCCGATTTTCCCATGATCTCTTCGACCTGGCCGTACAGGGCAAACAGGGTGCCATCGGTCAGGTACAGCGCGAAGCCCTTCAGCGAATAGACGTCGGCCGAGTCATCGCGGATGGTCAGGTGCAACGTGTCATCGGCCACGGCCGCACCGGAAAACGTGGGCAGCCGCTTCAACTCGCCGGGCAAGGCGGTGTAGGCAGCAGCGGCTTCGGCCGAAGAGGTGAAGCCGGTGGCGGTGATGCCGATCTGCGCGATGGTGACCGGCAGGGTGCCGGTGTTTGTGGCATTGACCAGCGCGGCGCGGCCGGCGGTGGTGACTTTCAGGGGCAAACCAGCCATCTATGAAGCCTCGAATTGCAGGCGCCGGTAGTTCACCGCGCGGCCGGCCCCCATCACTCGGATGGATGCCGACGCGGCAACGCCTTGGGTAAAGTAGAAATGGGAGCGGACCGGCTTGGTGCGGTTCACTTCGGCGATCACGTCATCCACGTATTGGGCGGATGTTTCTTCGCTGGTGGTTTCGGCGCCCAATACCAGCACCAGTTGGAATGTGTGCGGCGCGGCGCGTGGCGTTTCTTGCCACCACTCCACCACTTCCACCGCGCCACCGAAGGCCTTCACCACGGCGCGGACTGAATCGGCGGTGCCTTTCCTGCGCTGGATTTCGATGGCCTCGCGCAGGCGCGCGCGCTTCACCGATAGGGGCCAGTAGCTTTTCCAGCTGTCCACCGAAAGCGCCCAGGCCAGCCACGGCAGCAATGCTTTCGGGCAGGTATCGGGGTCGATGATTTCCCGCGTCGGCATGGGCACGGCGGACAGCCGTGCGGTGGCCTGCTCGAAGCTGCGTTCCACCGCCTCGCTGTTGGGGGGCAGCAGGCTGCGCATCACTCGCCCAGCCCGCCATGCGTGACGTCGATGGCGGTGCAGTAGGCGGCTTCCGATCGGCTGATGGCGATGTCGGCCGCCGGCGACAGCAGTTCAACCCGCTGTACGCCTTCCGAATGCAGCGCGGCCAGCAGCGCGCTGCGGGGAATGTCGCGGCCGAGGCGGTGGGACTCTTCCACGTAGGCCTGCAGGCGGGCGATGGATGCGGCCACGATCAGGGAGGAATCCGGGCCGGCGAAGGTGTAGAGCTGCGCGACGACCGAATACGGCACGATGGTGGCGCTGCGCACGGCCACCGCATCGGTCATTGGCCGCACGTTGTCACTGGCCAACGCTGCGGCCACGGCTTCGACCAGGGGCAGCGGCGCGGTGCCGTCGCCGGTGCGCGAAAGGATGGTCACGTCGACGTCACCCGGCCATTTTGCCGCGTCCAGGGCGGCGGTCATGGCGGCGACCAGGGCGCCGGCGGCGGCGTGCGCGTCCAGCACCGACAGCACCAGCGCCTTGATGTCGTCGGGAGCGGCGCTGGCGGCCGATGCGTCCAGCACGTCCGCATCCGCCGACAGCGCGTGGTAGATGTACGCGCCTTCCGGGCCGGCCACGCTGAACCCTTCGGGTGCCAGCTGGATCCGGTGGCGGAAGTCGGTATCGCTTTCCCATGTGGCGGGGATGTTCTGCGCCGGGTCGCCGGGGTCCAGCTGCAGGCGGGTGACGCCCATCAGCGCGCCCAGATGGTCAAGGTTGGACCCGCTGGCATAGGCCAGCATCATGCCGCGCAGGCGTTCGTTGAAGTCCTGGCGCAGCAGCGTTTCCCGGTACGCAGCCACCTGCAGGCAGGCATACAGCGGATCCGACTCCACCAGTGCATCGAAGGCGGGGTCGCGGGTGCGCAGGTCGGCCAGCATCGCGGCGAACACGTCTTCAAAGCTGATTTGCTCGATCACGTCCGGCGCCGGCAGGCGGGACAGATCCACGGCGGTGTAGGTGTCGGACATGCCAGCCATGCTGGTCAGCACGCGCGTGCGCGGCACCCGGGCGGGCGTGTATGGGCGGCGGTTACGCGCCGGCGAGGTGATCCAGTACCAGCTTGCGGATGCGCTCGCCGTCGGCGGCGCTGAAACCCAGCAGTTCACGGCGGGTGTAGCGGATGCTGGGGCCGCCCGGGCGCACTTCGGCGCGCTGTCCTTCCTGGTGAATCCGCGCGATCTTCGATACGCGGCTGGTGAACTCCACGGCGGCTCCATCGGCGTCGGTGCGCACCTTCAGGAACTGCGGCTTGCGCAGTTTCTTGAACATGGCGCCACGCTTGATGCGGCCCGCCTTGGCGCGGGCCGGTTGTTTGCGCGGCGCGTAGGCCGAGCCATCAGGGTTGCGCTGCTGCGCGATGCGCTGCGTTTGCCCACGGCGCAGATCAGCGCCGATCCTGCGCGCAAGCCGCATCCGGGCGTCCGGCTTCAGGCTGGCAAGGATCGGCGCGGCCCAGTCCTCTAGTTCGCGCAGTGGGTCAGCCACCGGCGGGGGCATCCCATTCGGCCAGCAGGTCATCCTTCAGGAACAGCTTCCAGCGCATCGGCGCGAATGGCTGTTCGATGACCGGTTCCGGGTAGTGCTCGATGGTCAATACGCCATCGGCTCCAGCGTGTACGCCCACGCGCTCGGTGAGCGGCAGTTTGATGTCCATGTCCACCTTGTCGTTGGCCAACACGTCCACGTCGAAAGCGATTTCGCCGCGGCGCTTGTCGTTGGCCAACAGTTCCGGCTGGTTGACGCGGATCCAGTCCAGCAGCGGCACCATCACCGCGTCCGGGTGTCCGGCAAAGTCGGTGATGATCATGTTCAGGGTGTAGCGGTACTCGAACGAGCGGCCCGGTGCCAGGGTGGACACCACGCTGCCGGCATCGATGAAGACCAGCATGCGGTCCGGGTTCTGTGCCAGCTCGGGCAGGGCCGAAGTCAGCAGGTCGCGCAGCGATTGAGGCTTGATCACGGCGCAGGCTCCGGCGTGATTTCGCTGTCCTCCCACTCCTGCAGGGCGATCAGCTGTTCGCGGATGACGTGGCAGGTTTCGTAGTTGCCGGTGATGGTGTCGGTGACGGCAGAGAGCGCAAGGCCGGCGGCGGGCGCATCAGGATCTCCGGCGGGCGGTTCCGGGGCGCGGCCTTCGGCGGCGGCGTCGTGGATGCGCACGAAGCCAGCAGGCACAGTGCAGGCAGCATCAGCTTCAGGGGTGACATAGACGGGGACCTCCTTGGTGATGACGCGGGCCGCTTCGCGCACGACCTGCACGCGGTCCACGTAGCGGGTAATGATGGTGGGCTGCGCCTGGGCGGCCTTCAGCGTGGCACGCAGGCCGGACAGCGTGGCGTTGGCGGCGTCCAGGTCCGCCCGTGCCTTGGTGGCCTGTGCACGGGCCTCGCCCACGCGATGTTCTTGCCACCATGTGCCGCCGCCGATGGCGGCCAGCAGGGCCAGCAGGATGATGCCGGCGATCAGTCGCGGCGAAGGCATGGCATCAGCCTCCCAGGACTTTCAGGGCGCGTTCGGTGCGCGCGATGCGGTCCGCCAGGCCTTCCGGCGTAGCCTTGCGGGTGGCACTGCCGAGGTTCACCCGGCGCGAAACGCCCAAGGTGTTGTTGTCGTCGGCCAGTGCGTTGCAGCCGGCATCCTGCCACCATGCTGCCGCCGCGCGAGCGCCGGTATCGATTTCCAGCACCATGTCCGGCTCTTCTTCCAGCGGCACGGTCAGCAGTTGGCCGATGTGGCGATAGTTGCTGCGGCCGGTGATCTGGATGGGACCACGCCCGCGGTAACGCCAGCCGTCGCCGCTGGCTTCGTCGCCGTTGCCATTGCGCTGCGCGTACACGCTATTGCCGAAGTCCACGGGCTTGTGGGCGTACCGCGCAGCCTGGGCGGGGGTGAAGTGGCGCCCGAACACCTCCATGATCCGGGTGGCCGAATACGACAGCGATTCTTCCAGCCGCGACAGGCCAGTGCTTTCGTGGCCCACCTGCGCAAGGAAGTGGGCAGCGCGGCGGCGGGTGATGACGCCGAACTCGAACATGGCCTGGTTCAGTGCAGGATGCCAACGCAGGGCGCGGGCCGCGGGGCACTGTAGCACCAGCGCCAGCTTTTCGGGACTCACGATGTTGAATGCCTGCGTCATGTCAGGCTCCCCGCAGCAGGTGTGCAAGGTTGCCGCGGGCACGCCATGTAAGGAACGCCAGCACGCCCAGTACGCAGAGGGACCACGGGCATGCCAGGGCGGCGCTGGGGCCGCGCAGCATCAGGTGCAGGGCATTGCCGCCAGTGGCGGCGACCAGAAGCCACGCGCACCATGCGACCAGGGGGCGATGGCGTGATGCCGGGCCACGGCGGTAGGTCAGCAGGCGCGCGCAGATGTAGGCGCTGGCCAGCAGCGCGGCAATGGCGATCAGGTCATGCATCGGGGGTGCCTCCATCGGGCTTGCCGCCGCGGCGGAACCAGGTTGACAGCAGTGCCTTCAGATCCATGCTGCGCAGGCCTTCGATGAAAGCCAGCCCCAGCGTGACGGTGCCCGCGGACACCAGGAAGGCGGCAATGCCGGTGGACTGGATGGGTAGCCAGCGGATCACTTCACTGGCCGCCACGTAGCCCATCGCTCCGCTGATGGCCAGGTAGACCAGCCGACGCCACACCGGAAGGTTCTTCGCAGATACGACGAATAGCGTGGCGCCGGCGAAGGCGCCCACCAATGCGTTGCCATCCACGCCGGGCAGCAGCGAGGCCAGGCCAATGCCGGCGGCCAGCGCGGGGATTGCGGAAACAGTGGTCGGTTCGGTCACGGGTCAGTCCCAGAGTTGGATCAGCGGGCGCGCCGCCGGGTTGTTTTCGGTGGCGGTGAGGTCCGGCAGGTCCACGGCGGTGCCTTCGGCAATGAAGGCGCCCTGTGCGGCCAGGCCGGGGTTTGCTTCCAGCACCCGTTCCAGCAGGCCGGCCGTGCTGCCCAGGTGGCGGTAGCAGAGGACATCCACGGTGTCGCCCTGGCGTGCGATCACCCGCATCAGATCAGCTCCACCGTGACGCGGCCCAAGCCGAGGAAATCGCGAAGGGCCCAGCGCTGGTTGCGGCGCAGTTCATCGATCGATGGGGCGAGCGTGTCGGCGCGTTCGTTGCCACTGCTGGTTGCGTCGAAGCTGCGGTATTGCTCGGCAATGTCGGCGGCGGCGCAACAGGCAACGGCGCGCAGGTACAACCGGACCAGCCGCGATGTGCCATCGACCTGCGGCGCCGGCACGTCGGCAAGGGTGCCGACGCCGGCGGCGCGCTGCGCGCCCTGCCAGGCTGCCAGTTCGTCGTTGATGGTGGATACCGCTGCCACCAACGCCTCGCGCAGGCGTGCCGGGGCAATGCTGCCGTCCAGACGCATGGCTTCGCGCATGGCGCTTGGCGACACCAATGGCCAGAAGCCATCGGAGTCGATTTCGACCTCATGCGGGGTGGTGCCGGTGGCGATGAATCCTGACATGGGCTCGGGGAATTAGGTCGGCGGTGGCCGGCGCAGCACGATGGCGATGGGGAGAGGGCCATGCTTCGTGTGCGCCGGGCCGCCGGGTCGCGGGGTCGCGATGGGGTCAACCGGCGGGCGGCGCAGCCGGCGGCGGAGGTTCGGTGGTCGGTGAGGGCTGTGCGGGGGGCGCGTTCTTCAGGGCGCGTTCGGCACGTTCCAGATCCTTCTTCGCGCCGCAGGCGTTGTGCAGCTCGATGGCACGGCGAAGGTGCATCACCGCGTCTCCCAGCAACGCACGTGATTGCGGTGCGGTTTCCGGGTCATGGTCGCGCATGATCACCCGGCCCGTGGCCATGTGCAGCTTTGCGCGCACTTCATCCGGCATGTCTTCGGTGCTGGTCAGCTCTCCAGCCTCGTTCAGCGTTAGCTCGTCGAAAGTTTCACCTGCGGCCAGCTTCTTCAGCGCGGCTTCGGCGATTTCTTCGGCCACCACGCAGCCCACGGTGCGGGTGAAGCGATCAGGCAGCGCCAGCTTGTGCTTCAGCACGTAGCCCGCCAACTGCAGCGCCACGTCGAATCTGCCGCCATCGATAGCCCACACCATGCATGTGGCCATCACCTCGTCTTCGCCGCCAGCGTCGGCTTCCAGCACGCCGTGCAGGTAGTCGAAGTATTCCGGCAGCAGTTCGGCCT